GAGACTTGCACATCTTTTCCCTGCCTTTTTGTGTGATTACTGCATTTGCCATCTTTTTCTCCTTTCTTTACAAGATTTCATGGATTATTTTACTATCATATTTTCTTGTTCCATTGTATTGATATTTGCCATTATATTGTGTTAGGTGCTTCCCAACAGTTAAAGAAACTTGATAAGTTGGAACACTTCCTTTATGAGCCGTTTTTATTTTTAACTGATTTTCTATTCCAACTTTAGGGTTTGCTTCTGATAGATAAAAAATCTTTGTTTCTTTACTTTTGATTGGTTGCTTTACTTTGTCATGAAGTCCCATCTTTAGAATATGATCGTATACAAACAAACGTGGGATATGATAAGAAAGTTTCGTAGGATATAAGTCAACAAAGGAATCTGTTTTATAGCCATTATATTTATATTTATTATAGGGTGCTGTCCCATCATACATAAGATAAGGCAGGTTATAACGGGGATAAAATTCCCCTTTAAAAGTCAATAAACTTTCCATTCTTATCTTTACAAAATAAGAATCTATATACTGCCGGATCATTGCAAGATATAAATGGGCTGGAAGTATATCACGCATTAGATCAAAGACCATTTCTACAGCCCTTGGCCTATCCGAAATAATACGAATCTCCAACATACATTCAGTGGGATTTACACATAATAAATATCCATCTTCCCCTAGCACTGCATTTAGACGATTTCTTAAAAACCAGATTGTAAAGGGTGGCAATGTATTCAATTTTTGTAAAACTCGTTCTCTTCTATAATCTAAAGATTCCCCTGCCTGATTCCTTATCTCCATCCAACCTTCATAATCCGATATAATCTCTTTATCTGCTGTTTTAATAAAATGGTTCTGGTATACCTCCCCCATATTTTTTTCTACCTTCTCCAGCATGTTTCCTTCTACCGCCATAATCTGTTTAAACTCTTCTATTTGTTGAAACCATTCTGGCAACATCATCAATAGATTAACCACGAACCACCACCTGCCCTAATACTGGAATCTGTTGTACATTTACATTTTCAATACAGACCATATCCTCTGCTTCTCCGTTTATGGTAACTTTTGTTACATTAATAATGCCTTGTATTGTTAAAATCTCATAGATAATCCTAGCAATATATACCATCATGCTATATTCTACTTTTCTTGTCCCTACTGACTTCCCCCATTGTTTTCTAACAGTAAAAAGATATGCCTCTATCTTATTCCTAATCTGTTCCTGATAATCAACTGCCTTGCCACTTTCCATCTGAATTTCCATAGATATATCTAAACTATATTCTGTAGCAGTAGTGATGGTAACTGCTGCACCAATCGGGGCTATACCATACCCGTTTGCAGATGGAGCCATACCCCCTATTTCTGCTGGGCAAATGATCTCTTGCACGGTTCTTATTAATTCCGATTCCGCTACATTAAAATCCGCAGCAAGAATACTACAAAGTACTGTCCCTCCTCCTTGCCATGCAGGATACACTTGTACTGCACCAACCCCGTCAATTGCCAATATTTCACTCCGATATGCTGCTATATTCCCCGCGAAAGGTGGTACTTTTAAAGATTCAAAATACCTTTCACGCAAAGCATCATCGCTTTCCTCTTCGGTTCCATTAAAAAGCAAAGAAGTTAATACTGCCGATTCCAGACCATTCACATAATCAATGGCAAGTAGAGGCCCTGAATAACTATTTCCTTGTTCACCAGCCTCCTCACATTTCATTTGATATTCATAGCCCTCCTCTACCTTCCCAAACCACTCTGTAACATAATAAACCAGCCTAGGCTGTGAAGCAGTAGAAAAACGGGTGCCAATTGGAACTGGCATATTAAAAATTCCTTTCTTTATGGCACAAGTAGCTTTTTTACGATAAATCCCTCTCTCTTCCGCCTTTAGGTCTAAACTGTTTCCCTTTGCAGTCCTTGCATGGGCATTTTTTTGTATATTATCCAGATCAAGGTAGAAGCCCTCTAAATACCAGCTTTCCGGCCCTAATGCCGTTTGTATGATGGATTTTTCCCTTTTATCAAATTCTTCTGGAACTTGCTTCAACTGTTCCGCTAAGATATTTTTATACGTTTTCTTACTAAAATCAATCAAATTGTTACCTCCCCTTCTACCTCTCCGTACACAGTTAAAACTTGAAAACTACAATGTACCTGCCCAAACTGGATAGAGAACTGAAAATCATGGACAGAAAGGATTCTTCTATCTACCAGTAACGCATCTGTAATTCTACGTTTTAACATACTTGTTACATATTCTGGTCTTTGCCCTATTAATTCTTGAAGCTGCACACCTGCATTAGGGGAATAGATTTGGTACTTATATCTTTCTATATTTAAAGTAATTTCTACCATCTGCCGCATCGCTTCCTGCCCGCCTTGTACGCCTATCATTCTATGTGTTGCTGGATCGACAAGGAATGTCTCGGTTGGATAATCCGCCATTTCTGCCTGATAACCATAAAAGCCAGATGATTCTGGTAGTGTAGCCATTTCCATCACTCTACTTTCGTTAAAACAATATAATTTTGCCCTGCATTTGCTTTTAAATATAAAATTTTATCCCCTGCTTTAAGGCCTGGGTTAATCACAATTTTTTCTCCGCAACATGGACAAACCTCATCACGGAACTTTACCAAATTGGTAGGAACCACAACAGGTTCCCTAATTTTTGTCTGGGTTGCTTGTGTTTGGATAATCAGTGGTGATACACTAACAACGGTTGCATATCCCACATCTAATATATCCATTCCTTTTACACAATCTGCTACTACCCCTTGTATTGCATCTATAAACTCCACCTTTCTTTTCCTTTCTTATATCAATAAAATTTTCGCATCCAATGTCATGTTATGCCCTTCTTTTGAATATTTATGGTTCACCTTATCCAGCAAAAGAACATATCCTTTCTCTAATTCTGGTATATCAGCAACTTGAAATAACACCATCATGCCAGCCCGTATTCCGGTTACTCCTACCGCTTCTACAGATATGCTTTTTAACACCCGGTTATAATAAGCCATCATGGTATTTCCTTGTTGCTCTATTTGTGCTTCATTCAAATTTTCATTTACCTTTTCATATAATTGTAAAATTCCCCATTTTTTAATATTTTCGCTATCTTTAAATAAGTACACATCTGCTTTCCCCGTTTTTTTATTTGGTTTTACAAGCTTTATTTGATTATATGTTTCTGAATCAATATCTGACTTATACTTATATTCTGTCAACAAACTACCATTTCCTATTATGTAATCACTTATCATATGCCCCGCTTCTTTTAAAGAAAGCTTCCCAAATTCGTCATAAAAAGTATATACTTTGCCTGTATTATTTTGTGTTAGCATAGAAGCATACTCGATAATATCCAAACACTTGGTATCCTCTTTTGTTAAATAAGGAATGGCATAACCTGTACTTTCTAATTCACCTGTTTTTAGCTGCTTATCTACCGCAATCTGTGTAATAATTTCACCAAGTTGCATCCCTATAAAAGAATAACTTTCATTGCCAAGCAGATAACGAATCTGATCCCATGCTGTTACGGATACATTTCCCCAACGATTTTGTTCCATGGAAAACACATATCCCTCAAAAACGGGCAGGCTATCCACATAAAATTGCACCTTTGCCCCCTCTGTCATATTCACTGGTATTTGTGCCCTTTTTAAATATGTAAACTGAAGTTTCCCTGCGCTCCCACTCCGATTCGTAGTAACCGTAATTTCTTCTGTTATATCTGCATAATCATACATAGAATTTTCTTGGATATTGTACACAAATAAATTTAGATTCATGCTATCACCTGTAACTGTTCTTCTTTTACCCAGCCTAGCTGTCCTATTAAAATAGGGTACTCCCTTGAAGGATCAGAAAGAATTCTTTGTATGGTAGTCTGCTTATTATTTGCTATGCCATAAGGCTTGTCACCATAAGAACTATACCAATACTTCCCATTTGCAATTACTTTTGCCCCTACACACACTACTAATTCTGTTTTCCTTTGTTTTTCTTCCTGTATAATAGTCTGGTTGTCCCCTTTTCCTATCTGGATTATTTTGGGAGCAAATTCCCTATACTCTTTCATGGAGATTTTATAATAAATATCCCCTATTTCTCCTCCCTTTTCTGTAATTTCAAAATTTTGTATAATCATACTTACATTGGTATCAAACATTTTGTTTCCATCTGCTTCATAACGGCTAATTACCAAATCCACTACATATTTCTTTTCCATAGCTTCTCTTATTATTTTAATATACCTTTCAGGCTGCTTCCATGTATGGCCCATCAGCATACCATCTTGTGAATTCCCTGGAAAATAAGAATCCCATGCCACTTCCATAAGAGATGGTAATTCTGGCAAAACCACATCCCCAATAGATAAGATATTATATATTTTATTTTCAGTAGGATAAGAAATCGTATATTCCTGTGGATTTACTGGAATCTCTATAATGTTTTGATTGATACCAATAAAAAAACTATATCTTCCTCCCATAGCACCCTCCTATCCATAATTCAGACTGCTATGTGCTTCTCTGTCAGCTTCAAGGCGTTTTGCTAAATAATCGGCTATCATATTCATATCGGATGGACTTCCCCCTGTTACATTTTGGTTTACAGATACATTTGTTTGTGGCATAGTTACATTTACTAAAGCTACATACTGACGTTCTGACATATCCTTCAATAACTTAATATTTTCATCTGCCAGGTTTACATCTTTTTCAATTTTTCCTACTTTCCCAACCTTATCAATATTGGAAACATTGCCAAAACCTGACAAACTTTCTAACTTATTTTTTATAGATTTCGATATGGAACCTGTATTATCCATTTTCTTTCCTAATTCAGACCCTTTTTTTGCACTATTCTGAACCGTTTTTCCCACATCCAAAGCAGCCATTCTTTTTATTTCTACTGCATTTTCTCCAAAAGTATTATCAACCCAATCACTTAAATCATTGCGAAAACCTGCTACTGAAGCAGCCATATTTGTATGAAGCAATGCATCAATTGCACTTGCCACGGTTTGCACCGTAGAAAGAATATTATCAAATAAATCAAACATCAAATGAGCAATCGCTGCTGCTGGATCGTTAAGCACATTAGCGAAAAATTCTGCAAAACTGGCAAATAAATTCCACCAATATGCTACCACTGTATATCCAAATGAATAAAGTCCGCCTAATACGCCCCCTGCTACTGCTCCCATTTGTTCCCAAGATACCCCTACTTTCTTCAAAACAAATATCAAAGCAGCTACTGCCACACCAATCCCTATTGCTATTACCATAACAGGAGACCATGCGGTTGCTGTCGCAATTCCAGAAGCTAACCCCATTATGCCAGCTACTAATAATGCTGCTCCTATTCCAATAAAAATAGGATAAATATACTCCCAATTTTCGGCTACAAATTCAGCCCCATTTATTAATACATCTATCACCATAGAAGCTGCATCTGTTACAATTTCAATACCTGCTGCCATGCCATAAAAAATCGTTTCTCCTGTATCTGAATTAAGAAATTGATTTATTTTCTCTGATACAGGCTCAAATGATTTAATAGCAATCCCTTGTAGCTGTGTAAATGCCTGTCCCCATGTTTTTGGGATTGCATCAAACTGGGCATTTGTCTCCTCTGCCATTGCTAGTAAAGCATATTTTACAACACCTGCTGAAACAGCTCCTTCTTCCGCATAACTTTTTATAGAACCTTCTGCCCAGCCCATGGCTTTTTCGATATTCCTTGCAATCCCAGGTGCTACATCAAGAATAGAACCTAATTCCTCCCCTCGCAATGCACCAGAAGCCATTGCTTGTGTTAGCTGAACCATTGCATTTGACATTTGCTGGGAAGATGCCCCTCCTATCACAAACTGTTTATTCACTTGTTCCATAAATGCAATAAGTTCCTCATTCGATTGAAACGCATTTCCTGCATTTAATCCCATCTTCGCAATGGCATCTGCCGTATCTTGATAAGAAGCTCTTGATCGTTGTGCAGAAGCATAAATTTTATCTTGCAGTTCTGCAACTGTCTCATTTTCATCCACCATAAGGGATAATCGCCCCGCTGTTTGTGTCATTTCATCTGCAAGCCCTATAATCTTTTTTCCTAAAGTAAACCCAGCAGCTACCGCTACCACACTTTTTATAGTAGAAAGAAGTTTTTCAGCGGAATTATTTGTTTCTTTTACCTTCTTATTATGTTTTTCTTGTTCTTTTTCTACCTTAGCTGTATTATCTGCTATCCGCATTAATTGTGCTTCCAACCGTTCAAACCCTAAAGCGGAAATTTGGTTACTACTTTCTCCTATCTTTCTCATATTAGAAATAATTGCACCTGTAGCCCCTCCTATAGACTTACGCATAGTAAGGCTTACTTTTTCCACAGATTGATCGATTCTTTCCATCTGTCCTACAGCCGTATTTCCTAAATCCAAAAAACGGGAAAAAGAATTACTAAACTGATCTGCTAATATAAGTGTTTCCCTTATCTCTCCCATGTTCTTTTTCCCCTTTCCCTATTTTGGCCTACTTTTTATTTCCTTTATTGCCATTTGATAAATTAAAATTTTTTCATTTTCGGAAAGTTTTGCAATTTCCCCTGGGAACCGTCCATGATTCGCAAACATATAATAGGCGATTTGCGTATCCATGTCGTCCCCATTTAGGAGTTTTTTGCTTCTTCTAATTTCTCCTGTGCATCATTTACCCCATTCAACTCCATAATGGCATCCACCAATATGCCATATTCTCCAACGCTCAACATTTTCCCTGCCACTTCTAATGGATCGATTACCCCATAATAATCACAAATTTCCTTATCCTTTAAATCTGGTTCCTTCACACAAGCTAAAATTAAGCGTCTTGTATATAAAGAGCGATCTAGTCGTTCTATCTGCTGCCCCTTTACAATCTCTCTCTTTTGTGATTGTTGACACAACCAATCGTTTTCTTCTTGGCTAATGGCTTGGATTACAAAAGGAACTACTGTCCCATCTTTTTCCTTAAAACGCTCTGATAAAATCACTTCTTTTGTCCGCCCTGCTACTGTTGGCTGTAAAAATGCTTTTAATGTACTCATATTTCCTCCTTAATTCTGTCCTAGTTGTTCTGGGTTATGAAATGCGTTTAATACCTCTACATTTGTAAAACTAAAGGAAATATCCATGGTAAGATATTCTGTGTCTGCATCCAGCATCGCAATAGGCAGTTTCTGAAGCTTTACATTATATAACGCCACTGTTTGCCTACCTACGGTACTTCCTTCATCTTCATTCGTGATCTGAAATGTAAAGTATGGTAATGCCCCTGTTTTTAAATAAGTCTGAAGCATACTTAAAAATTCTGGTGTCCCATAATATATGGTAGCAGACCCAGTTAATAAAACACCTGATGTTTTCTTCTGCACTAAATTTGTGCCCACTACTTTAAAATCAGATTCTTGAAATTCGGCATCTGCTTGGAACTTTTTAAGGCCAAACATCTCTATATTTCTTCCATTAATAACGGCAAATGCTTTTCCTGCCTTCCCATTTAAAGAATCTCTTTCTAATAAAAATCCCATATGGTCCCCCTTATTCGTCTGTTAATGTAGCGGTTATATAAATTTTCTCAATCGCTACTACTGGCTGGATTGCTACATGAATTACCACAGAATTCAATGCCTCCCCTGCCTCTACCAATACATCATCTGATGTAAAAGATTGGATTCCCCCGTTTGCCTGCATTTCATTCAGATAACCACAAATCCATGCTTTTAGCAAATCTCTTCCTGTCTCATTATTTTGTGTTTTTCCAATATAATTTTTAGAGAAATTCTGGTATGTATCATTGGCAAACGAATCCACAATACGGATCACCTGGTTAAAAGAAAATGCCTCTCCCTTCTCTGGCGAATAAGTTACTAATGTATTATTATCGGATACCATCTTTACACTTCCAAATTCTTCAAAAAAGACAATTTGTCCCTTGGCTAACGCCTCATCTACCTGATCCTCTGTAAGCCTTGGGTGTGCATCAGCAGCTTGTGGATATTGTGCATAAACGAGAGATTGGTTATAATTCGCCCCAGCCTCTGCACCTCCTACCCACCAAGTTGTTTGTTGTGGTGTTAAAGTTGTCCCATCTGTCAAAACTACTCCATTGGCAACCGAAATAACCGCCTCTGAATTCGCCTCTATCTCTGCCATCACTACCTGGCATTTTCTTCCTATCCTATTCCGCATACGTTGGATAAAAGAAATATATGCTGTCTGCACTACTTTATCTGTCCCATCATAAATTAGAACATGAAACAAATAGGATTCTAAAAGAGAAAGGAACTCCGAATGGGCGGCTGGATTGATTGTGCCATCTTTTCCACCTGTCAATGCCATACCCACAGAAGCAGATACTTCCTCTTCTCCTGAAAATACCACCCACGCATTGGCCTTTAATTCTGCTATCTGTTGTACCACTTGGGAATCCTTTACCAAACCATCTACTATGGTCTCTACTTCAAATTCCCCTTCCTTATCTGGGTTCTCCGACACAGAAATAAAAATATCATTTCCCCTGCTGCCTGGATATTTTGCTTCCACCGTAATGCCGCCTATCTTTCCTTTCGCCTTTTCAGAAGCAATCCCCTTTAACCGGTATAAAAATACCTTTACTGGCCCATTACTTCTTTCGCTGCCTTTAAACATTTCCCGCAAAAATAATGCTTTTTCATGTGTTTGATCGTATCCAACCATTGGCGTAAAATCATCACCTGCTTTTATAGCAATGATTTCTCCTTCAGGTCCCCATGATAATTCCTTTGCAATGGCAACAATTCCCCTATCCCCTATACTAATGGGTTGTGCCATTCTGGATATAACATTAATATAAACCCCTGGCTGTAACTTATTTTGGCTGTTCCATGTCCCTCCTGCCATTACTCCTCCCCTTCCTTTCCAAAAAACGTTTCTACTATCTGCTCTGCTTCTTTTAATGTATATTCTGGTTCTGTAAGAAGAGCTTTTAGAAAATCTATTTGATACTTCTTAAAACGTTTGCTCTTTAATAGGATTTCTGTTTTATACTTTTTCTGTTCTGCCTTATCTATAGATTCCATCTCCTATCTTTTCCTCCAATTTTTCAATTTCTTCTATCCATGGTATTGTCTCTGCAACAGAAACGATTGGTTTAATATAAAACTGGTAATGTAACTCCCCATCATCTATTTTCCACTCTCTTTCCAATGTGCGAAGTTTCTGTTTTTCTTTATTTTCTACATATTCTACAAATTCCATCTTATAATCCAAAACATCTGCCACTGAAACCATACTATCATAAGCATTAGGTAAGTTCCTTTTTGTAATATACACCAAATCAACCCCTATATTTTTCTGCATACGGCGTCCCATTCTACTTTCCATATCTGTTGGCATAAAAAAAATAAAAAAACAAGGGGGTTTCGTCCCTTGCTGATTTGGATTACTGTATACTGGAATTTCCGGCCAAATTTCTTTTACTTGTCCTGCTATAGAATTTATCAGGTTTTCTAATGTAAATCTCATTGAAAATTCTCCCGAATACGCTTATCCAGTTCTTTCTTTACCACATTTTTATATCTTCCAATTGCTTCCTGTTTCATATACAATCCTTTTACATACCCTGTTTTTGTTCCTACCATAATTCCACCTTCTTCTTTGTCATCATAATAAATGGTATGACCCTGCTTATCTATATGAAGCCCTGGTACAAAATGTTTATGCATCCTATGTCCATCATTCACATAGGATGCATATTGCTGATTATTCCCTAATATTGTTTTAACATATCCATCTGAAACAATGGGAGAAGTAACACTATCTGTATTCCATGCTTGAGCCATTTCACCTGTCCTAGTATTTACCCCTGAAATAGCTGCACCATTTGGTGGCGTCAACTCTGTTGCCCTTTCTATTGCTGCTATCGTGGCACCTTCTGCTACTTCCGTTGCTATTTTAATAACATCTTGCCCCTGCTTTCTTAGCTGTTCAAACCGTTTCCTAGTCGCTTGCCCAAACGTTGACATTTCTTCCCCTTCTTCCTTAGATAAAATCATCTTGTAGTAATGCTATCTCTTGATGTTCCAAACCAGAAAGAACTCCGCCAACTGGATCATAAAACTCCTGTATTTTTCCTGCCAAATAGCGTTCTGCTTCTTTCTTTTCCCCTAGCATACCACCACGTACAATAAAAATCTCATCTCCTGTTTTTATCTTTACACTTAAATCACATGCTACCTTATCTGTTTCCTGAAGTAAAAAAGCAGTATTACCCCTATTGGATACATTCTTTTGCGTAGTATAAATACGGCATGGGATATTCTCTTCTACAAGGATTCGTTCCTTTTTATCCACGTGATGGATCATTCTTTCTTCATTCCGATAGATTGCCATACTATCTGTATACCAGCTACCAAAAATTGGGTTCTCACACAATATACATCCCACCCATTCCTATCATTCTTGCCATGGTAATTAATTGTTGCCCATACTGGGTAGAATTCCAGCTTCCCCATTTTGCCTGTGCAGCCATAACTGCTGTATTGTCATATTTTATAGAAGTATCCCCCATCGCCGCTTCACTCACTAACCCTGCCTGCTGCCCTTTTGTTGCTGCTTGTGCTGCTGACACAGAACCGTCCGAATATGTTTTTAAATATAATGTGGAAAAATGTGCCACATATAAGCCGGCAGCATATCTCCACATTCCACAATAACAGCTAGGAAGGATACTTTCATTCACATTTTGAAGAAATACCTGGAGCATGGCAGCGGGTACCAAACATTGTATCTCTGGCTCCATTCCCTCTTCTTGTTTTACTTTTTTCACAAATTGGGGGAAATCCTCTTGAAACATTTCTGAAGTATATGTTCCTTTTTCTCCTTGTTGTGCTAAATTCGTTGCTGCTTCTATCAACCCATAAAACTGCCCAGACATAGTATCACCCTTTTATTTTTTTCTCCCTTTTTGTGAAGCTTCTCCTTCTGTTGCCTCATCTACTTTCCCTTGTTCTTCTGTCTTATCTACTACTTTCTCTTGTTCTTCTGCCCTTTCCAGTTCCCTATCAGAACTGTTTTTCAATGCAATTATCACCCCATCAAGGATAGCTGCTTTCACCAGCCAATTATTTTCAGCCCAGCTAGGCAGTTCTCCTACAAAATCTTTTGGTATGGCTACTGTATTTCCCTTTTCCCGAATCTCCAGATTTTTTTTACAAGTAATGAACATATCGCTATCCCCCTTAAATCCCATCTACATATAACATAATGTTTTCATAAAACAGTTGTAATTCTGATAGGTTTGCTAGATATGCCGTATCATAACATACATTTGTGGCATTTGCTTGTGTCATTGCCCGGCTTAATGGAACTAGCTCATCCATTGCAAGATATTTTTCTTTATTAATATAGACTACCATACGGTCTGTCCCGCCAAGCCCTGCTTCCTTGCACCATGAAACTGCCCCTATGTATAAATCTGCCCCGTTATTTCTTGCTACATTATTTTCTAATAAGAAAGTCAGAATCGTTTTTTCTGCCAAATCGGAAACCTTTGTAGTTGCCAAATAATTAAACTGCTCATATGGCATTAAGATATGGTTTGGAATGGCGTCCCGATCATATTCTGCCTGTTCCCATACCGCTAAAATGGCATTATTTATATCGCTTAGGATTTCATCCGCTGTTTTATCCTTAAATTTTGTGCTGCTTCCTACTGTAGCGGCATTTGTTATTTTTACATTCGGGTTATTGACTAACCCTGTTGAACCATATTTCTTAATGCCAACATAAGCGTTCGCATCCATATGTTTATCATAAGTCATTCGAATTCCATCTCTTAATATGCTTTCATAACTTCTCCCTGTCATATTTCCCCGCTGCATATCCACAAACATAATTCTCATCCCAACACTAAAAATATGTGTCTTAAATAATTCCTTATCAAAATCTGCCTGGACTAATGGTATCCCATTTGCCCCACCTGCATGGACTGGCCCCTCTTCACTTCCCCCTGTCACTCCATATCCCACACTCATAGCAGATACATATTCTGCCCAGCCGCCTCCTACACGGATTGGAATATCCCTTCCATAAGTAAAACTTGTTAAAGGCTGCCTAATTACCTGATCCCTTTTTTCCAATTCCGACTGTAAAAATGCCCCTCCACTGGCAATAGCAGCTTCATCCATTGTCCGAAACTTTTGCGCTGTTACAGAACCAGAAGAAGGCATTGTCACCATGCCTCCATCAAATGTACCCATATTTTTATATTTTCCCATCTTAATCCTCCCTATTATGCCCTATTGCAACTTAATATCCTAATTTCTGCTACTCCATTCGTATCTTTTTCCCCATGCCACTCACAATTGGTAAGTTCGATTGTCTTTCCGGTATCCTCTGCTGCCTCAAAACCTCCTATCACGCCTGTAGGAATACTCTCATTTGCTACCACTCTAATATATACCTTACCACCTAATTTTGGCGTCCCTACTTTACACAGTACATTGATACACCCTCGTTTGAATACACTAACTGCCTCGTTAGGTTGATACTTACCAACTGACTGGGAAAGATATTCTGTTGCACTTTTGATTTCCCTAGATGCTACGCCTACAAAATCTGCTGCCACATTATGTTCCCCAAAACCAATTACTTGGCTTTCTTTGTTATAAACCAAAGGCATACCAAATACTACTGGCTCTGTCCCGCCTAATGCGTGTACATCAATAATCATATCTGGCTGCCTAGCATAATCCCCCGCATATCCATGTATCATAGTCCTTCCAATTACGTTTCCTTTCATTCCTTTTTCCCTCCATTCTTGTGTGGATTCATAGCATCATACGCTTTTTGACAGGCATCCAAATCAATATGGGATGTAGCATCCTTTGCATGTGCCATATTTTCTTTTGTTGTTTGTACAATTTTCTCCATTTCATTTACTTCTCCACTGGTTATATAAGAAATCAGCGAATCTGTAACCGCTTTTCTGTCTGCGCTATCCTTAATCTTAGCAATAACAGGTCTGATCTGTTTTACTATCTCTACTAAGATTGCTTTATCTGCTGCACAAGCAACTTGATCTTTTTCTTCTGCTGGCACTACCTTTGCCTCTGTTGTAGCTGCTTTTCCTTCTGTAAGATTTTCTATCAGGCTATCCAGTGGGTCCTTATCCTGTTCTGGTTTCTTCTCCTTTCCAAGCAGTTGTAAAATCATATCCAGTTTACTATCTAAACTAGAAGCATCTTGATTTTCTTTTTCTTCTTTTTTCTCCTCTTCTTTCTTTTCTACTTCTGTCCCTTGATCGGCTGCTTCCTCCATGACATCTGCTGCGTCCGCTGCCAATGTCTCCAACTCTTCTGCTGATGCATCCTTGGCTGCTTTGGCAAAGAGTTTAAAAAATAAATGGTTCTTTTTCATCTTTTCCTTCCTTTCTGGCTGTTTTATGGTTTCTACTTTCTTTTTTGAATCTAAAATCGCAACCTGTTTTCCAGCTCTCCCACGCATTACTACCGCAATATGGTTCCCCCGGATATGGTGTTGCGAATAGCTTCCATCTCCATTATCTGTATAACTACATTCATATCCACAGCTTATCTCCCTTTTTCCTTCTTGGATTGCCTTTATCAAAGACTCGTCTTGGATATGTAAATCTGCAACTACATGCTCTTTCCACTTTCCTTCGCCCCTCCTCACATTTTGCGCATGGCCTTTCGCATAAATACTATATGTGTCTGGGGTAAGCAAATCTGGCGGATGCTCCTCTGTTACAGGTTTCCCTTCAAAGCTAGATAAAGCCTCTTTGGAAAACACCTCTTCAGGAGAACGGTATACTTTTACTACTTTTGAACAATCCCCCTCCAGCTTCAATTCACTTTCCAAATATTCCATTTCTCCTGTCCGGGCAATTGGTACATTTCGGCAAATTAAAAAGCCCTCAACCGTTTCCATCTGGTTGGGGCTTATCGTATAGCCATAATATGCAATCATTCTATTTTCCTTTCTTTTTTATAGGCAAATGATACTTTTCTCTTAGCTTATTTATCTCTTCCTGAAACCAATGAGATACTTTGCATAACTCTTCTTCACTTGGTCTCCCATCCATACCTATATGAGCCTTATCTGCTTCGGCATAACGTTCTAATATTTCCTTTCTTCTCTTTATACATTCATCCATTAAGGCTTTTCCTTCTTCTTCGTAAGTCATCCTCTTTTCCACCTTTCATAGCAAAATCTATACTCTTTCGCAAACATCCCTACAATCTCATGATATTCATCCACATCCATATTTATTTCTCCTATAAATCCCTTTTCCATAACTTTATGATAATATTCTCCACCAAATAAATATTTTATCATCTCTTGATCTATATCTATTGTATCAGGAAGGCGTGTCAATTGATAAACATAATCATTATCTATGCCTCGTAATATTGGTAATTTATAATCCATAAAAAGAGAAATATCATCACTACTAAAAGAAAAATGTGTCTTACTAATTGGATGATTATGTGTAACATATGCTCCATAAAATTCATCCTTTAGATCTACATCTGGATATACAGCAATATCATTCCCAAAACATTGTTTTACTTTCCCACTTTTTGTTACAACAATTGCATTTTCATTATTGTTAGAACATATTTCTTTTTCATACTTCTCTAAAGTTGATTGTATCATATTCTCATTTTTTATGTCAATTGTTTCACGTAAAACAGGTAACTGATGTTTTGGAATACCTTTTATCTCTTCTCCTCCTGCCTTTAATGCACGAATTGATTTTTGTTGAAGATTTTTATTCCGATATAATGCTTTCCATTTTTTATATATATCATCATTTTGCAATTTATGTTTTCTAAATTGTTCAAAGGTCTTTGGCAGATCATTTCCTATCACTTTTTGATACTTTTGATATTGCTTTCTGTCATTTAATAATTTTTGTCTATCCTTAATCTTTTTTCTATATGCTTCTATCTGTTTCTTACTTCGTGGATCATTCGTAATAGGGTTCTTTTCAAAACTAGAAAAATCCTTATCTTTTTGAATCTGTTCCTCACTCTTTCCAATGGTTGTATATTTTACGATAGAATGAAGACAATTCGGATGAATATTTAAATAGGTGTTGCTAATATCGTCACTACCTGCTGCATCTATCTTCCCAAATGCTTTTGTAAGGGCGGGATACTCTGGATTTGTCCCAGAACGGCTATATACCCTTCCTTCTAATGGAGCACAAACAGGGCAGGTAGCCCCTATCTTTACAATCTTATATAAATCATGCCCTGGGTCTGCTGTTAAGATTGCTGCTACTTGCGCCTGCCTAGCAGTTGTCCTAGTTGCCATATTACAATAGTCAGATAAGCTCCACTTCCTTCCTGCTTTATCCGTAAAAGAAGTAATTCCCTGGCTTCTTAGGATTTTTTCCATATCCACTTTTGCTTGTCTGGTACCATATCCTGCTGCCTTACTTTCTGTTACTGTTTTCAAGGCTGCTTTTCTAAGTGCATCCTCTTCTTGCCTTGCCAACAAAAAGATTTTCTCTACACTTTTTTGTGCGGAAGCAGAAGCCTCCATCACTTCACCAAGCAAATTATTAGATAATTGTTGTATGGCACTTGTTTGTGCAATCGTAAGGCTTCTAGCATTGGCATACCCTTTCGCTGCCTTTTCTGTTTTATAAAATATTTTTTCTAGCATAACTGGAATATAATCCCAGCTATTATCCACCATATCCTGTAAGATTTTCTGTGTCCGTTCTAATGCTGCTACTTCTGCATAATCTACATAATTATGGGTACGTTTTCTTTTTATTTCATGAATTAATCTTTGTTCCGTTTTCAAATACAAAAAACGAAGGTATGCCATCACATCTTCTTCCTTATCAGGAGGTTTTATATATTTTACCATTCCTTATGCTTCCTCCCCATAAGAAGGAACCACCAACCCTGCCATTGGGTCCTGCATAGATTTATAATCAGAATATGTTTTTCCCTCACTTCGCTTTATATCCTCATCGGTTATCTTATGAAATAAGCCAATTTCCTCTGACAATCCTTTCAGCTCTTTTTTAGCAGTTGCTGCATCCATTAAATCACTTTGATAAACAGATAAAATGGATTGTGTTTTCTTTTCTGCAATCGTTGCTAATTCCTCTGAATCTGGTGTTTGAAGAGGCGGAAAATCAATTTGCATATTCTCTGGTACCTCTCCCCAAGCAGACAATGCCATAATGGGCAGTATTTTTTCCAAAATAGGTCGGAAATAATTTTCCCTTAACCCATCTATATAATCATAATAATTATTCATGTCACTCTCGCCTGTGGAATTCATTCCTGCAGGAGAACGGCCAAATAACTTTGTTACAGGGGTCCTTGCTGCCCCTGCTACATCCATCATCACACGATCATATACTTCAGGAAGCCCTGTAAAAGTGTATTGTGTATTATGTATGGCATCTCCTTTATTCACCAGCCTTGTACCAAAGTTACTTTCTATCACACTTTGCGCCCGTAATGTTTCCCAAAACCTACGTTGTGCTTCTGTATTATTAACCGCAAGCATTTGATCCAAGGAATCTGTTTCCATATAATTGATATTTGCCCGGAATGTAAGGGCTGCTATATTAGAAGAAACATTATCCCGTTTTACCAGCTCATGATAAATTGCTTCTAGTTCTGATTCACCCCAGTAAAGCTCTGCTATCTTCTCATAATAAGGCAGCTCCCTTCCTATAAACCGGACAATGCGGCTATGATGTACTCTGGATACCATAACCCCTGTCTCCTCATCACGGATAGAATAATACTTTGGTAGTCCAAAATCAGGGTCTGCTATATCTGCCACGATTTCCGATTCTGGATAAATCCCACTCCACCTATCCAAAATATGTATCCCAAGGAATGTATCTGGTAAGATAAATCCATAATCCAATGGTTCTGATAGATTATTTTGCCCTTTAATGAGAATAAGCCCTGCTGCCCCACCATAAAGCCTTCCCCAATACATTCCTTCTAAAATAGACTTCCGTAGATGTACAACCCTTTCTAGTTTCTGTAATGTAGCCATTTGTTCTGGTGTTACATTACTTTGTAAGATATACCATTTTCTAACAATATCATCTGGAATGGTAGAGATAATATTTTGTGCAATCCAATTTTCCCTGTATAAACTGGTAAGAAGCTGGTGGTTCTGTGTCATTCTAGTAAGAGGATATTCTGTAGCCTGCAATAAATCTTGTGTCCCAACTCCAAGTCTTGCTATAGGGTTCGAAAACGCATCCTTTACCTTTATTGTACTTTTTCCATTTTCCTGTTTCTTTCGGCTTCTCTTTGACATCTATATTCCCCTTCTCCATTCTGGAAGTTTTGTGAAACAATAATACCTTAATGCATCTGGCCCATGGTCTAATTGTTTTAATGGTTTCTCTTCCCCTCGTTTTACTGCTTTTTCGTCCCAAACATAAGATCGTAATTCTTTTATTAGGCCCTCACATCTTTTATGAACCCTAATTTTCCCTTGTGTAAATAAAGATGACACTACCCGAATCCCGTCTAATACATCATTTTCGGCAGCAGTAACTACATATCCACGCCCACGTAATTCTGTTATAAAACTGGCAGCAGAAGGATCGGATACTATTTCACATTGAAACTCTGGATTATTCCCCATAAACCCCTTCATATCCTCTCCATATTCCTTATCACTCTTTTGTCGCTTTTCTATACGGCTATCCCATCTATATTCCCTGTCTACCCAAATAACTGTCCCATCATCATAAATATCTAAAAAGACACATGGATTGGTTGTCCCATAATCTATGGAAATTGTCCTTATAGATAAATATTCCAGCCCTTTTGGCCTGCTATCTTCTTGATAGATATTCCTTTCTATAAAGGAAGTATAAATAAGACCTTCTGCAACTGCCCATAACCCTTTTATATAACGCAAAAAAAAGACACCAGAATACATTTCCTGGTATCTCTTTTTCACTTCTTCCTCTAAGGACAAATTATCATCCATCTCGAAGTGAAGATATAATAATTGTTTTTCTTTCCTTTTATCGATCCATTCTAATTTAAACCAATGGATTGGACTATCTGGATTACAATTAAACCACCATTTGGAACCAGCTACCGAACAACGTCCTGTTGCCTGGTTTACAAAAGATTCTGGCATGAGTGCCACCTCATCAAAAAATGCCCCTGCTGCTGTAATTCCTTGCACCAGTTCCTGCGAACCTTCATCTTTGCCACCAAATATATAAAAATAATTTGTTTTACCATGTCTTGTTACTTCTAACATATTTGGTGTCTCGCCTGCAATATGGTGGTTACACAAATAGCCCCTACTCCGAAGCATTGCTTTTAAATTGGTTAATACATTTCTTTGGAAAGAGCTTATCGTTTTTCCTGCCAGAATAAAATTTTGCCCATTAAAGTTTTCCATTGCCCAAAAAACAAACCCCAATGACATACATACAGTTTTTCCTGAACGGATTGCCCCATCAGCAATAATCCCATTTTTTTCTTTTACTGGGGAGGAATTGCACCACCAATTTAATACTTTCCTCTGTTTTACAGAAAAGGGCTTAAACTTAAATATTGGTTGTCTCTTCATCTTCCATCTCATTCCAATCTGTACTAGCACTTCCCTTCAATGCTTCTAAGAACCCATCATCTACAGCTTCCTCTTCACTATCCACTCCCATCTTTGCTTTAACCACTTCCATATGCAATTTTTGTTCCTCTTGGTCTATCTCTGTTTTTTCTGTCTGCCCTGAATATCGGGCAATCACTTCATATGCTTTCACATTTCCAGAAAGGGCTTCTTTTATCATAGCAGCATTAATGGCACTTTCTAGTGTACTATCAATTCCTAGAGATTCTAATAAAGGAGTCCACTCTGGACTATCTATTTTTAGGGTTAAAAGCTGGTTCAGTGTACGCCGAAAATCTGCTTTTCGGCGTCTGGATTCACCAGAGGCTTTTCCGCCTTTACTTGTTATTTCCCGTAGTTCACCCGTTGTTCGTTTATTAAAACCTTTTTCTTTTATGTTTTCATAGCCTGCCACCTCCTCACCTTCCCATCTCTTCTAATGCAAAAAGCAAAGCACTTAGCTATTTTAATTTGCTAAATGCTTAAAATACATATTTCTATAAATCCATTATTTATTATTTTAACAACTCCATCACTATACTTACTATCTACAGAAATATTATGTAATCATTTTATAATTTTTTATCAAATCATCTAATCTTTACTAACTATCAAAAAACATTAATTTCTTTTCACATTTTACTTGACTAGCACTATTTTATGTGCTATAATTAAAACATAGAAAGGAGGTGCAAAACGGATGGTAGATAAAATAAACGAGCTGAAAAAAGTGGTTTCAGCACTTATCCAGCTCGCATTAGAAATTGGAACCCTTCTTGCAGTAATCAAAATGATTATAGAAAGTATCCAATAAAGGTAAGGGAGGAGCAATCCTCCCATTCCTCCAACATTATTATATCACAATCCCATCCGTAACACAACATGAATAAATCCATAATAAAGTCTGTATTAGAACTTGTTTTTTCTACTGCATGGTTAATTATTGTAGTAGTAGGTCTTTTTATCCTATTTACTTGATGGAGGCTTCTATGAACCTAAAACAAATCCGAACCAAGCAAGGTCTTTCTGTCCCTAAATTAGTACAGCTTTCTGGGGTTCCACGCCGTACTATACAGGAAATCGAAAACCGGAACGATTGCAGGGTATCTACTGCTATACAACTTGCAGATGCGCTTGGTGTTACTCTTGATGAATTATGTAGAGAAAAGATGGTCGAATAGACCATCTTTTCTATGTAAATAAAAGATACACTTTTTTTATTTTAATTATAACACACTTTTTTGTTTAATTGTTTTAATCTTTTAAAAATTTATCAATTAATTGAGAAATCCTTCCTTTGGAATATCCTGTTCTTTCTTCTATCTCCTTTAATTTTAATCCTTCTACATACCTTAAAGACAAAATTCTCCTTACTTTGCTATCACCTACCTCTTCTATCTTCTCTTCTATTATAGTAATTAATTCTAAAAGTTTCTGCTGCCTTTCTGCTAAATTATGTATCCTTTTCTCTAATAATCCTTTCTTTTGTTCATAATATGGATAGGGAAACCCTGTGATTCTT